ATTTAAGGTTTATATACCTGAAATAAAAGCTTTTACATCAAAAATTTAATGGTTAATCAACGGAATAAAGGTAAGCGTGGAGAGTTGGAGGTTGTTAAGATAATTAACAAAGCTCTAGGTACTAACGTAAGACGGACACCGAACTCAGGCGGTTTATCTATTAAAGGGGATATAATAGATATTAACCTGGATTCAGTTATACACGATTGCCACTTTGAAATTAAAAATCAAAATAAAATTATGTTTCCAAAATGGTGGAAGCAGACTACCGATGATTGTAGTGGCTATAAGTTGCCGCTATTAATATTTAAACACGATCATAAATGGATAGTATCGCTACAACTATCTGATTTTCTGTATAAGATAGATAATGGAGAGAACAATGAGCAGAACAACAAGTAGAATAGCATACAATCAGATTAATACAAGCGGAATTGCATCAACACAAAAAGAACGTATTTTGAATTACATAAGAGGTAGAAAAGATTCAAGTTTACGTGAAATACAGCGAGATATTGGGATGGATATTAATGCTGTAAGCGGAAGAGTAAATGATCTTAAATCTGAAGGGGAGTTAGAGGAGCGCAATAAGAGGAAATGTTCTATAACAAACAGGCTTATTACTCCAGTTGCGATTAAAAGAAAAGAACCTCAAATGGAAATATTTTATTAGATGCCAAAAGGTTGGTATTTAATACACCGAAAGATTTGGGATAACCCAGTAGTAACTAAAGATCCTGAATACTTTATGCTTTGGTCATATATCATTGATAGAGCATATCATTCTCCAAAAGATATTGTTTGGAATGGAGAGCGAATAACATTACAACCAGGGCAATTTGTTACAGGCAGAAAACAATTAGCTAGAGATCTGCCAATAAATGAGTCTAAAATTTATCGGATCTTAAAAAAGTTCAAAATCGAACAGCAGATTGAACAACAGACTTCCTCTGCATCTACAATAATAACTGTACTTAACTATACTGACTACCAAAAAGTGAACAGCAAATTGAACAGCAATCGAACAGCAACTGAACAGCAACTGAACACTAATAAACAATTAAAGAATAGAAATCAATTAAATAAACACACTAGCGTAGCAGAAGAATTTGATGATATGCAATTAGAAACTCATAATACAGCAATAAAATTTTGGCAATTATGGGTAGGTAAGAAGAAAACAAAATCATTATATCCAACACAAATAGAATTAACAAGGATACACCAATACGCTATGACACACAACCAGGATATAGATTATTGGAAACCACTATTAGAGGAAAGGCAGCGAAGGAAGGATGCAAACGCTTGGTATCATAAAAGCATAAAAGAGTTCGCATCAGAAGGATTCAGGGATTATGAAGAACCTTTAAACAGTAAAACAGAAAAGATTGATCTAAGTAGCTATAAGACAGATACGTTAGGGTTTTATGCTGCCTGGTGTTATAAGTGTGAAAAGAAACAATATTATAGTCAATTTGAATTATTAAGAAAGGAAACGAAGTGTAAGTGTAGCACTTTTCCGTTTCCTTCTCCACCTAACAAACATACCAAAGGAAGAGATAATGATCGAAGTGAAAGACAACCTAGTACCAGGCTCAAAAGTAAAGCTAAATCTTAAAGGATTCCCTGATGAAGCAACAATAGTAGCTATGTCTGATGACTATGTATGGTTAGTTATTAATTCTAATATTACAATTTCGATGCCAAGACATCAAGTAAGGGAGAAATAATTATGAAAACCAAAAGTCAAAGAAAGCAAATAAGATCAAGAATAGTGCTGGAAGTATATGAAGACATATTACAGAAGAAAGCTGTTAAAACATTTACGAGAGAAAGATATTATGAATTACTTGAAAACAATAGGATACCTAAAAGAGATAGATATTTAGTAGATCATTAAGGCTTGTCTTGATATTCAGCACGTAAAAGTAGATAACAATAATAATTGTTTTGATTAAATGTGTAAGATGAGCCTTAAAATTCCTTATTGACTTAATTAAATATATTGATTACCTTTGATACAATGATTACTAATAAACATATAAGGAGATCAATGGATTATCAATTAAGAAACATAGATCCGAGTCTTTGGAAGAGGTTTAAGATTAAGTGTATAGAAAATGGCACGACTCTTAGAGCTGCGATATTGGATCTAATAACCAAATATTTGGAGGAAGAATAAATGAGTACATTTACTGGATATTATCAAGGTGGAGGTAGCTTGTTCGATCACGGAGAAGCACCATCTTGTCATTATTGCCATACAGAAGCAGATCCAAGTAAGGATATAACAATCTTTGCAACGGATACATCAGGAATATCTGTGTGCCACGATGAGGATTGTATGGTAGATCATTGCTCAACACAGTTTGAAACAATAGATCATACTGATGATGGGAAAGGTACTTGTAAAAGTTGCGGTAGAGTAGAAACAGTAGAAGATAAAGATAACTGGGAATGTAAAGAATGTAGCACACACGAAGATGCAGTTAGGAGCGATTATGTAATAGGAGAAAGCACCTGTACTGGCATAGGCGGCATTTATGTACTGGTAGCAATAGAAGATCCAAACAGAATGAGTAGAAGCTATACTGATACGAGAACTGATTTCTATACTTATGGTCAAGGGAATGCTTATTTATGGGTAAAACAATCAACAAATAACAATGAGGTAAATAAATGATAGACACACTATGTACTGGAACATTGTCAAAGTTAAACGCCAACGTGAGCTTGTTGCCGTTAAATTTGCAACATCATCTGATATTTTATCACGCTGATCCAGTATTCAAATTAAACCCTGACACTAGAGAACACGAGCTTATTAAGGATGGGATAACCACTAAAATAGTTGGTGCATATGCTAGAGATAATAAAATACTGGTAATAAACAATCGCTATCAAATAGGATCTACTGATATTGTGCTTAACACTTTATTAGAGAACAGGTTAATTGGTAAAGATTGGACACTAAGATGGACTGAATCTAGTTTTTTTCGTTTAAGCAGTTGGGATAAAAAGCTATTTGAAAGAGCTTGTGATTGTTGTGATCCTGGTAGATATGAAGGTGCTGAAAAACAAGTTGATGCTTGGATGGATGGAAGAACAGTAGAAGAACAAGATGATCTCACATACCACGCTGCGGCACGATATGAAAAGATAAACTCTTACGAAGAGATAGAAGGATCTATAAAGAATAAATAAAATAGGAGGACACATAACCCAGCAAGAAGAGCCGCTTTTATAGCGGCTTTTTTTGTGTCTAAAAATTTATACTTATTGATAAATAACTCAGGAAACAATTTGACTTATATAGTATTATAGGCATATGAATGTAATTGGTTATGTAATAACAAACGCTATCCTGGTAATCATTTCAGCATTAGTAGGAGCATATATTTATAGAAGAGGAACGATAAATGAGTCAGTATTTAAGATCCCTGATAGCGAACCTGAGAAAGATCCTGCGGTAGATTGGGATGAAATATAGTTATTGATAAACAATAGAGAACAATAGAAATGCCGTTTGAAAAAGGAAAGTCAGGAAATAGGAAGGGTAGACCGAGATTAAGTGTTGCTGAGAAGTTTAGAAAGAACCCTAAATCTATGGAAGTGATGGAAAAAATAGTAGATGTAGCGAATACTTTAGGAGAGGGAGAATCCGAGCATCCTCAAGCTGTATCTTGTGCTAAAATTATAGCAGATAAAGTAATTCCAACCTTAAAAGCTCAAGATGTAAAACTAGATGCAGACTTGGGAATTGATATGCCTAAAATTGTATTAAAACTAAAAGATTAATGTCAGAAGCAATACATATAGAACTAAACCCTACTCAAGCGATGTTTTTAGCGGATGATTCGGCTATTACAGGCTTTTTCGGAGGTTTAGGTAATGGTAAGACCTTTGCAGGATGTTTGAAGGCTATATACCGCATTTCTGATCCTAAACAATCGCCACAGTTAGGACTAATAGCAAGACAAACATATCCTGAGTTAAGGGATAGTACAGCAAGAACATTCTTTGAATTGCTGCATAAGTTTAATTTTATACCAGGTAAACACTATACATACTATAAACAGGAAAATAGAATAAAGTTTGCAAATGGACACGAGGTGCTGTTTAGATCCTTAGATGATCCAGCTAAATTACTTTCGATCAATCTCGGCTGGTTTTACATAGACCAAGCCGAGGAAGCATCGGAAGAAGTATATTTAACACTATTAGGAAGATTAAGAGCTGTAGAAACTCCAAGAGCCTGGATAACTGGCAATCCTTTAGGACATAATTGGGTATGGCATAGATTTATACACGATCCAATTAAAGGACATACGATGCATAGCGCAATAACTGCTGAGAACCAGGACAATCTACCTGATGGATATATAGACTCCCTTAAAAAGAATTATAACGAAATATGGATAAATAGATACCTCTATGGATCTTGGGATGCATTTGAAGGTCAAATATACCCTGATTGGGATGAAAAGGTGCATTTATGTAATGATTTCAACCCTCCCCCTGAATGGATAAGGGTTATAGCTATAGATCACGGCAAAACGAATCCTACAGCTATATATTGGGGTGCATTGGATTTCGATGATAACCTATGGATATATAGAGAACATTATGAAGCTGGGCAAGATGTAGACTATCACGCTGATATAGTAAAAAAGTATATGAAGGAAGGGTTAAGCGAGGTCTATATAATAGATCCGTCTACTGGTGCTGGAAAGAAGGATGATCCTGAAACAATAGGTAATAGATATAGAACATTAGGTATACCAGTATCAGGTGGGAACAATGATGTTCTAGGTGGCATAGATAAGGTAACGTATTTCTTAAAAAAGAATAGATTGAGGGTAGCTAAGTCTTGTAGGGCATTGAGAAGAGAGATTATTAATTATCAATGGGAACAGCCTACAGCCTCAAGGGTAGATCTTAACCAGCCTGAAAGACCATTAAAAAAAGACGATCACGCTATGGATGCTATTAAATATATGATAGGATGGGCATTTAGTCCTGAAAGACCTGAAAGAGATAAGACGGAACAAGAAAGATTTATTGATAATATTGTAACAAATGCACATTTCTTAGAAGATGCTCAAGATAATGGAGAGTGGGATAATATATAATGCCTGGTTATCATAAAAAGAAGAAGAAGAAAAAGGGCGGATCAAAAAAGAATTACGCATTAGCGTTAAAGAAAAAAGGATATTGATATGGCATACTCTGACACAACATTAAACGATACTGGTACATATATGGATCATCTTGAAAGTGATGATGTTGCTGGAAGGATTGCCTTAATATCAAGATGGTTTGATGAGTCTATAAAAGCTAGAGAATACCAGGCGGATAGATGGAGAAAGAACGAAAGATTATATTTTGGAGATCATTGGGTTGGAAAAGCAGAAGGATCTACTCATAAGACTAAGATGGTATTTAACTTTCCATTTTCTGTAGTTGAGTCTATTTTACCTATTATATCTGACTTTATGCCTACTATAGATGTAATGCCAAGAGAGCGTAACGATGTGATCTTTGCTGATATGATGCAGAAGAGGATGCAACAAGTAATTGAATCATCAAGTCTATATGATAAGATCTTGTTAGCAATTAAGGATTCATTGATCTATTCCAATGGTGTGATCGGTGTATTGCCTGATATGGATGAAGAAGGTGCTTTTAAAGGATTTGACGTAGAGGTGGTAGATCCGTTTACTTTAGTACCTGAAAGCTATGCAACCGATATAGACCTGGACAACTCTAGATATGTAATATTTGCTGTACCTATGAATGTAGAAGACATTAAACAGCAATATGGAGTAGAGTGTCCAGCAGAAGGAAGATTAACAGAATATAGAGCTTTTCAAGTGTCAGAAGAAGCAGATGCGCAAGATGCTTCTAAAACTTCTGATATGGCTCTAATAAAAGAATGTTATTATAGAGATCCTGATGTAGAAAATTATCCAAATGGAAGAGTAACAATTATATGCGGAGAGCAGTTATTGTTTGATGCTCCAATAGAGATACCAAGAATGCCTTACTTTATGCTTGGTAACTATAAATCTCCACATAGTTTTTATGGTGTAGGTGAGCCTGAATTAATACGAACCCAAACTAAGGCTATTAATGAAACAATGTCTTCTATAGCAGATAATATTAAGAGAGCTGGTAATCCTTCTAGAAAGATAACTACTAGAGCAAAAGCAAAGATGCAACGACCTTTAACTGGTGAACCAGGAGAAGAATACGTTGTAGATGATCCTAATGATGTTACGTGGGAATCTCCTCCTCCTGTTCCTGCTTATATACAAGGATTTGTAGATCAAATAGGGATGATGCAAGATTCAATTACTGGTGTACAGGATGTAACGCAAGGAAGAAAACCAGCAGGAGTTACGGCTGCTTCAGCTATATCTGCTTTGCAAGAAGCGGCTCAAACAAGAATAAGATTTAAGATTACAAAAGAAATAACCAAACTAATTAAAGATATAGGTAATTATTTAGTCGAAATGTTACAGATGTATGACGATGAAATTATAGCAATAAGAGAAAAGGATGCAGATGGTCAATATGAATTTGTGGAATATGATCCCAATGCGGCATATGATTCAGAAGGGCGTTCAGAAGGGGATACACAGTTCGACATCACGACTGCTAAGACGTTAAAAGATAGCAAATTCGATATAGAAGTGGCAGCAGGGTTTCGACTCCCCTCTGGGCGTGTCGCAAACGAAGAAAGAGCATTGAATCTATTTCAATTAGGTATCTATGGTATTGAACAGGTTGCAGATGCTTTAAATGAGCCAAACAAACAAGAATTAATACAAAATTTTTATGATAGAATGGGTGCTTCACAAGAAGGAGAAGGTGGCGAAGAATTACCGCCTGAAGTAGTAGAACAATTCCAGGCACTAGCCAGTAAGGCTTCACCTGGATCTCCTGAAGAAGACCAATTAATGCAATTATTAGAGCAATTCCCTCAGCTAGAGCAAGTAGCGGCTGAAATGATGGGTGGGGGAGATGCATAAAAGATTTATTCAAGACAATCTAAAACGACAGAGTCAATTATGACCAACTGGAAGGAGTAGAGGATGAGCGAGAATAATAACAGTCCTGTATCGTCTTATGATGATATAGAAATTTCTGACTCAGAACTAGCTGGAATACTAGGTGAGCAACAGGAAGATGACTATGGAGAACCTGTGCAAGTGGCTACAGAGCCTCCCAATGAAGATGGGCAAAAAAGTACAGACAATAATGAAGCAACTGAAGTTGAAGTTAGTTCTGATGAGAATGAAGATACTGCTAATACTGATAAAGATGTTGAAGCTGTAGAGGCATCACAAGATGAAAATACAGAAGAAGCTGAAGATAAGCCAGTTACGATAACTGTTGAAGGGGATGAATACCCTGAAGAAGAAATTCTTAATGCGTTGGAAGACTCTAAGAATCGTAAGGAATGGCAGAGATCAAACACAGAAAAAGCTCAAAATGTTGCTGATAGCAGGAAGGCGATAGAGCCTTTGCTTGGATTTAGGAAGAGAATGGAAGATAATTCGGAATTTAGAGAGCTAATTGAGGAATCGGTTGGCGAAATGCTTGGAGATGAAGCTAAGTCAGAGTTTAAATCATTGATGAACTATGATGAAAGCAATACTCCTAGTCCTTTTAAAGATGAATTAACAGACGTTCAGAATAAATTAGCTGAAGCTGAAGGTAGATTAGCTATGATAGATCTAAAGGCTCAGGTAAAACGTGATTTCAAATTGACGAATAAGCAAACAGATGAAGTAATACAATATGCTGCCGATACTTATGAGAAAACTGGAAGAATCGTTACTCCTGAAGAGTCGTATAAGATCCTTCAATATGATAAACTACAAAAAGAAGCTGAGAAGGTTAAAAAAGAACCTGAAGTAAAAGCAAAGAAGAAGCCTAATCCGCCTAAGACTGCAAAGAAGAATCGAGGAGTAAAGGAAATTGAAAAACCTAAAGACACCTCGTATGAATCTATAGATCTTACAGGTTACAACTTATGGGAGTAACTGTTTGATATGGAATTAACGATAAAGACGGAAGGATAGTAATATGGCACTATCATATGACAGTCTTCAAGCAATAATCCAAAAGAAGTATATGCCTAAACTTTATGATAATATTTTCGTAAAAAAGCATCCTCTTACGGCAATCTTGAAGAAAAAAGCAAAGACCTTTAATGGTCGAAAATTCAGCGTACCTGTAGAGTATGCTGCTGGTGGAGAACTTAAATGGGGAGCGCAACACGCAGAAAATGATCTAACGCCACCTGTTTCAGATCCTTTCACTTTGGCGGAATATGTTCCGTCAATGATGACAGGTTCTTTAAAGTTCACTAAAGAAGAAGAGTTAATAATGAACTCTGAAGGCGCAGTAAAGAACATAGTTGAAGCGAAAGTAAAAAACCTTCAAAAGAATATTGAGAAGGAATACGTAACAAACTTATGGGCAAGATCTGCAACTTCAGGTGCTTGGAATAGAATCGAAGATGTGGTAGGCGTTGCCGCATTTGCAGGGATTCCTGCAAGTGGTAATGTACCAGCTTGGTGGAAATCCAATGTATTAGCTGTTGCAGCTTTTTCAGATGCTACAGGTGATGTTGGAGATTCAGGCATTGATCACATAGACGAAGATGATATGTTAGCTAAAGGACAAAACACTTATATTGGCAAACTTCTTGCTAGAGGCGTTGCTCAATCGAGAGCGCAAAATGGCGAAGATCCTGATTTAATTGTTTGTCCACAGTATTTATGGGATTTAATCGAACACGAATTAGATCCACGTAAGACTGGTTCAAGAATGCACGAAAAACTAGGATCAATGGGTTTTACAGCTCTTGATTTTAGAGGTATCGGCATTGTAGCTGATCAGGATATGGCTTCTGCACAAGCTGGAGATACTGATGGTCGTATTTATTTCTTAAATACTGATTATCTATATATGTTCTACAATAGCGGTGCAAAGTTCACGGCTGGTAAGTTCATTGAAGATAGAAGAAGTAATACTTCCTCTGTAAAAGTTCACACTTATGGTAATTTAGCCTGTTCTAATAGAGGCGCACATACTGTAATAACTGACTTATACAGCGATAAGGATTACGCTTAATCTAGCTTCTTATTAATAGACTATGGGGGGATTTTATCCCCCCTAGTCGAGCATAAAGGAATGATGATATGACGACTGCGGATATGCTAGTAGATTTAGGACACAGGTTGGAGGATGTGGATAATGATCGTTTTGGCGTAAATATAAAACTTATTGCTTTAAATAGAGCGCAAGACAGAGCAATAATGTACTTAAACAGACAGCTCTTAACAGAAATTGACATAAAAGAAACCCAGGTGCAAGTGTCTAGTACAGGGGAACTTGCTTTAACATCCTTAGATAACACTATAAGAGGTGGAGCGAATGGAATTGACGGCATTTGGGATGTAGGTCAAACAAGATTTTTACAAAAAGTATCTTTAGAAGAATATAAAGATCATAAAAATGGAACTAGAAGGTTTTTAGCATCCATACCAGTTTATTATGTATGGGGATCAAAAGTATTTTTATTAGAAGCACCTGAACAATTAACATCAGGTACAACGACTGTTTCTTTCGCTAGTGGAGGATCAGGAAAAACTACAGTAACATCTGTTGGACACGGATTTAAAACTGGTAACGTAGTTACTCTTTCATATACAAAGGTTGATAGTAATACGAATCCAGCGACAACAACTACACCAAGCACAGCTTTTACAGTTACTCGACTAACAGATGATACCTTTTCTATAGCTCTGACCTATGGATCGAATGTAGCATATTCCAATATTTCTTGGACTGCTGATGGATTTATTGAGATGTATTATCTTA